CAGAAGACCGCCCGGGAACAGGCGGAAGAACGCAGAAAAAACGCGAGGAGCTGAGCCTGTCCGGCGGCCGCTGGCTACGTCCGCGCCCCAGCGCGTGAGAGCGCGTGGGCGTGCCCACGGCCGGGCGCGTGCAGGGGCAAGCCTGTGGCTTGCCGACCATCCCCCCACCCCGAAAAAGTTTCGGGCGAGGGGGCGGAAGACCCCGCGGCCCCTCGAATGTGAGAAAATCTCCCCCATCGGGATACCGGCCCGGCCGGGCGGGGGAGCAAGAGGTGAGAGAGATGCCCACGCCACCCAAGGTGCTGGAGAACATGGACAAGAACCTGACCGAGGAGGAGCGCCAGCTCCGGGAGCAGGCGGAGAAGGGCGTGATCCCAGACCGGGGCCGTCTGTCCCAGATGGAGAAGCCCGCCATCATGACCAAGAACGCCGCCGCCGGCCGGTATTGGAAGAAGGTCCTGGAGCGGATGGACGGCCTGGTGATCCTGGACGACCTGGACAGCGACGCCCTGGGCGTCTACTGCGTCATGATGGCCCGGTACGAGAGCCAGTGCAAGCTGCTGGCCCTGGCCGCCAAGGGCCTCAAGGAAGCCAAGGAGGACCCGGAGGCGGTGGCCGACGCTGCGGCCAAGCTGGACGCGGTGAGCGGCAAGATGCAGTCCCTGGAGCGGAACATCCTCCAGTATGCCGAGAAGCTGGGGCTCACGCCCTCCGGCCGGGTGCGGCTGGCCCAGAAGCGGGCCCAGGCCGCCGCCGATGCTGCGGCCGATCCGGACGGTGATCTGTATGGCGACTAGGTGGCAGTCCGGCCTGCACCACCCGGTCTCGGTCTACGCCAAGCAGGTCACCCAGGGCCGGCTCCGGGCGCAGTGCTGCAAGTACGAGATCCTGGCCTGCCAGCGGCATCTGGACGACCTGAAGCGCCAGGGGACGGAGGGCTTCCCCTATGTCTTCGACACCACCCGGGCCGACCGGATCGTCCGCTGGTTCGGCCAGTGCATCCAGGTGCGTGGCGTGGATGCAGGGAAGCCCATCAAGCTGGAGCCCTGGCAGGTGTTCGACCTGGGCTGCACCTACGGATGGGTCCACAAGGACACCGGGGCCAGGCGCTTCACCCACACCTACAACAAGCGGGCCCGGGGCAACTACAAGTCCAGCGAGAAGTCCTGTCAGGGCCTGTACCACATGTGCGGCGACGCCATCTATCCGCCCTACCGGCTGGAGCTGGCCCGGTTCGAGCAGGAGCCGGAGGTGGAGTGTGCCGCCGTGGACCGTGGCCAGGCCATGCGGGTACTGGGCGACGCCAAGAAGATCGCCCTCAACAGCCCCAGCATCGCAAGGCGGCTGCTGGTCCCCCGGTCCAACCCCATCGTCCACCGCACCCGGGGCGGCTCCATGAGGGCCCTGTCCAAGGACACCAAGAACAAGGACAGCGGCGCCCCCACCTACTTCGTGGTGGACGAGTACCATGCCCATCCCAACTCGGAGATCTACGACCTGGGCACCAACTCCTTCGGCAAGCGGGCCCAATCCCTGCTGGATGTGATCACCACGGCGGGCGATGATGCCGGCAACAAGCCCTGCTATGAAGAGGAGCTGTACGCCAAGCGGGTCCTGGAGGACCCGACGGTCACCGACGAGAGCTACTTCGTCATGATCCGGGAGCTGGATGAGGGGGACAGCCCTCACGATGAGGGGGCGTGGGCAAAGCCCAACCCCTGCCTGCGGTTTCCCAGCCAGTACAGTGAGATCCTGCTCAAGCAGATCCGGGACGAGCACAACGCGGCCTATGTCTCCAACGACCCCAACAAGATCCGCAAATTCCTCACCCGCCGGATGTGTCTCTGGCAGGTGGGCAGCGTCAACCGCTACTTGGACGAGCGCTGCATGGCCCTGGCAAAGCGGGCCATGGTGCCTCGGGAGGCGTTCGCCGACCTCACCGATGGGCTGCGCTGCCACTGTGGCTTCGACCTGGGCAAGCGCATCGACCTGTCGGGCGCGGCGGCGGTCTTCGACCTGCCGGACGGACGGGTAGCCATCAAGATGCACGGCTTCATGCCGGAGAACGGGGCCGACCGCCACGAGAAGAGCGACCGGGTGCCCTATCAGTCCTGGGCCCAGGGCGGCTACTGTACCCTCACCCCCGGCGACGTCACCGATAACGGCTACGTCTACAGCTGGATCTGTGAGGGCGAGCGGGAGCACCGCTGGAAGGTGGACGAGGTGGACTACGACGGCCACAACGCCACCGACCTGGCCATCCGCATGAACGAGGACAGGAACCGGGAGGACTTCTGCGTGGAGGTGGCCCAGACCTGCGCCGGGCAGAACCTGGCGGTGAAGACCTTCCGGGAGCTGCTGCTCCAGGAGAAGGTGGTCCTGGAGGAGAGCCCGCTGGCCTACTGGTGCCTGGGCAACGCCATCGAGATCCAGAACAACTACGGGGACCTGAAGCTCTCCAAGCGCCACAAGGACGACACGGAGCGCATCGACCCGGTGGCCGCCGCCATGAACGCCCTGGCCCGGCTGCTGGTGAAGCGGTCTCCGGGCAGAGACATCAATGAGCACGTACTTTCGGAAGATTGGGGGATTTGATGTGAGAGAACGAATAGGCCGGGGGCTGCGGCGGGTGGTCCGGGGCCTGGCCCTGTACCTGGACGACATGCTGCTCCTGGCCGGGGGCGTGTGCTTCGTAAAGGCTGCCCTGGATCTGGGAGGCCGTCCGGCCGGGCTTGCGGTGGCGGGGGCCTGTCTCACGGCCTACGCCATCGTGGTGGCCAAGTCCAGAGGAGGTGGTAGCAGATGATCTTAGACCAGGCCCTGGGGCGCCCCAGGGCGTCCATGTCCGAGACCGAGCTCTCCTGGGAGCAGGTCCAGGCGTGGTTCCAGCGGGTGTTCTTCAGCGGTGACGAGCTCACCCCGGGCCAGACCAACGCCGAGCGGCTGTCGCCGGTGGCGGCCGCCCACCGCATCCTGACCAACTCCTTCGGGCTCATCCCCTTCGGCCTGTTCAAAAAAGAGGGGGACGCCCGGGTCCCCGTGTCCGACGAGTACCTGGACCAGATGCTGAAGGTGCGCCCCAACGACTACATGTCTCCCTTCATGCTGCGCAAGGTCGTCATGTCCAACGCCTTTTGGCACGGCTTCGGCGCGGTGTGGAACCGGCGGGACGGGGCCGGGCACATCATCGGGCGTATCCCGCTCCCCACCGAGTGCTGCTCCATCCGTAAGGACCAGAAAACGGGGATTTACTGGTACGACTACAACGTGGAGGGTGAGCGCAAGAGCTTTGCCCAGTCCGAACTGTCCTTCCTGTTCTTCGAGACGTATGACGGCATCCGGGGGCGCGGACTGCTGGCCCTGGCCCGGGAGGCCATCGCGGTGGACGCCATGGCCCAGCGGTTCGGTAAGAAGTTCTACCAGAACGGCGCCAGGATCTCCGGCATCGTGGAGATCGGCACGGACGCCAAGTCTGAGACCAGGCAGCGGGTCAAGGACGAGTTCAAGGCCTACGCCTCGGACGACGCCTTCGCTGTGGCGGTGCTGGACCATGGCATGAAGTTCACCCCCATCGGCCTCAACCAGAAGGACAGCCAGTTCATCGAGACCAGGGACTTCACCGTGGAGGAGATCAGCCGGTTCACAGGCGTGCCCAAGCACATGCTCCAGACCGGCAAGGAGAGCTACAACAGCAACGCCCAGCAGCGGCTGAACTACGTGACAGACACCCTGCTGCCCTATGTGGTCCAGTGGGAGAGCGAGGACAGCTACAAGATCCTCAGCAAAGTGCAGCGGGCCGGAGGACTCTATGTCCACGGCAACGTGGAGGCCCTGCTCCGGGCGGACCCGACCACAAGGGCCGACTTCTACGTGAAGCTCATCGAGCACTCTGTGATGAACCCGGACGACGCCAGGGCCAAGGAGGAGCTGGACCCCATCCCGGGCGGGCTGGGCAAGCGGTTCCTCGTGACGAAAGCTCTGGGCTCTCTGGAGTCCGTACTGAAAGGAGAGGATGGAAATGCCTGATATCGCATTGCGAGGCGAGCTGTGGGACAACGACTCCGCCGACGTGCTGAGGTGGTGTGGCTTCCGCGACATCACCGCCCCCATGGACATCCAGGCGGCGCTGGACGAGGCAGGGGGCGAGGACGTGACCCTGCTGATCAACTCCCCCGGCGGGGACATGAGCGTGGGCCTGGAGATCCGCGCCATGCTCCGGCGCTACCCCGGAAAGACCACCGCCATCTATCAAGGCTATGGGGCCAGCGCTGCCACCCTGGCCGCCGCCGGATGCAAGACCATCCAGAGCGAACCGGGGGCCCTGCTCTGTTATCACAACCCCAGCGGGGGCGCGGTGGGGGACCACCGGGACATGGACAGGGCGGCAGAAGGCCTGCGCAACGCCAGGGACTGCATCCTGGAGGTCTACACCGCCAGAGGCGGCACCAAGAGCCGGGACGAGCTGATCGAGCTGATGGACAAGGATGTCTGGATCTCCCCCACCCAGGCCAAGGAGTACGGCCTGATCGACGAGATCGTGGGGGAGGCCCAGGAGCCGGAGGAGGACCCGGCGGCCTTCGTGGCCGCTTCGGGCCGCCGTATCCGGCTGACGACCGCCATGCGGCAGAAGTACCAGGATCACCTGGCCGCCCAGCGGGCCGAAGAGACCGCAAACGAAACGGCAAGCCGCGCCCTGGCCCGGCTCAGAGCGCTTGCACATTTTTGATCGATGAAAGGAGATCGCTATGGACTACATGGAAAAAATCAATGAGCTGCGGGCCCAGAAGGGCCAGCTGCTCGCCCAGGCCGAGGGCCTGGTGACCGATGGCAAGATCGAGGAGGCCAACAAGATCACCGACCAGATGGAGGCCATCAACGGCCAGATCTCCAGCCTGGAGAAGCTGGCCAAGGCCAGCCGTGAGGCGGCCGAGCCCGTCTATGACGGCGTGCTGCACGCGGACGGCAAGGGCCCCGAGGCGGACAAGGACAGGGCGGACAAGCCCTTCGCCTCCATCGGTGAGCAGCTGGCCGCCATCTACAACTTCCGCAAGAACCACGTGGAGGACAAGCGCCTCCAACAGGTCAACAACGCGGTGCTGGGCGCCAACGAGGGCGTCGGCGCCGACGGCGGCTTCGCCATCCAGACCGACTTCGCCTCCGCGATCATGGAGAGCGCCGTGCAGATGAGTCCTCTGCTGAATCGGCTGGACCGCTATACCTGCTCCAGCGCGGCCAACTCCATGCGCTGGATCAGCGCCGACGAGACCGACGTGAGCAAGTCCGTGTTCGGCGGCGTGCAGATGTACTGGGCCGCCGAGGGCGCCGCTGTGGGAGCCAGCAAGCCCCAGTTCAAGGAGATGAAGCTGGACCTGGAGAAGATGATGGGCTTCCTCTACTGCACCGACGAGATGCTCCAGGACGCCGCATTCATGTCCGGCTTTGCCTCCACCGGCTTCACCCTGGCCGCCGACCGCCTGCTGACCGAGGCCGTGATCGCCGGAGACGGCGTGGGCAAGCCCCTGGGCCTCATCAAGTCCAAGGCCCTCATCACGGTGGATAAGGAGCAGTCCCAGACCGCCGGCACCTTCGTGGGCAACAACGCCGTGAAGATGCAGGCCCGGGCCATGCCTCGCGGCCGTGAGCGCCTGGTGTGGCTGATGCACCCCGACGCGGAGGAGCAGCTGCCCCTGCTGGCCATCAAGAGCGGCGACGAATCCAAGTTCCTGTGGAACCCCGAGGGCGGCCTGGGCAACTTCGACACCCAGCGGGTGCTCAACAAGCCCGTACTCTTCGAGGACAGCTGCTCCGCCCTGGGCACCAAGGGCGACATCATGCTGGTGGATCCCTTCCAGTACATCCTGCTGACCAAGGGCGCCGCCAAGCAGGACTGGTCCATCCACGTGGAGTTCCTCACCGACCAGAACTGCTTCCGCATGGTGTACCGCTGCAACGGCGCCCCCAAGGTCAACAAGCCCCTGACCATCAAGAACAGCACCAAGACCCGCAGCCCCTTCGTGGCGCTGGCCGACCGCAAGTAAGGAGGAGCATATGAGACGTATTTTGGAGCAGCTGGCTTTTGCCAACGTATTCGCGCCCCAGTCCGTAACGAATGGTGAGGACAAGACCACCAGCTTCGTGGACACCTCCGGCGCTACCGAGGTCCTCTTCGCCCTGTCCACCGCAGCTCTGGGCGCCGGCAAGACCGTGACGGTCACCCTGATGGGCTCCGCCGAATCCAACGGCGGGAGCCCGGAGGCGATCGGTGAGGCTGTGGTCTTCACCGACAAGGTGGGCACGGCCCCCCAGACTGTCCTGGTCAGCTACAAGGTGGACCCGGCGAAGCACAGATACATCGGCCTGAAGTTCCAGCACAGCGCGGACGCGGCCGTGGACTGCGGCGTGACGGCCGCAGCGGACAGCCTCTATCTGCCCGCCGGCAACAGCTGGAGCCTGGTGGTCTGACATGCCCATGAGCGAGGAGCGGCGGGACAGGCTGCTGGCCTACTGCCGCATCGAGGAGCCGACGCCGGAGGA